GATTTGGTCATTTTGTAAATTACTTTACGAACATCTCCTTCTCTAGTATCCCACCGATCATTTCTACTTTCGTAAGCAGAAGCGTCCCAAGTAGTGGTTAAGCCACTATTATCTGTGTATTTAACTTCAACCATCTATACCTGCATATCCCCCAAGCTCTTCACTAACCTGGGTAAGAGGAGTGTCCTGAACATCAGGAGCATCACGGAGGAGTTTAGCAGAGCAGACTAAGTGGTACACACCATACGACTCAAAGCTATCCTCAACAACTTCAAAAACTTCATACCTTTGATCTTGGAATTCTGGTTTGATAACATCCCCAGGGATAACAGACCTTCCAATCTTCCTTTCTATATAACTCTTGTTAAAAGTAAAGAGTTGGTCATTAGTTAATTCAATACCAAACTGAGTAAGCTCCTCACTCAGAGAAGTAGGATCATAATGACCATGAACTGTAATTCCTTGTTTAGCTACAGGCTTATTGCGAGACTCCATGTAGACTTCATCGTAATCATCAGTCTGGTAGTACTTATAAAAAGAGAACTTAGAACCAGCAAGACGAATCATCTCATCATCAACTAAGTTGAAGAGGTTAATATCTGGATTATCCTGATCGAAGAGGTTGAGTAAACTCTCTCCCTCATCAAGGTCAGGAAGCTCAGGAAGCCTCGTCGTTACTTTGTAGTTCTTCTTTGCCAATTACTTGTCTCCAGGAGCCATCCTTCTTCTCTTGTCTTCAGCCGCATCTGCTCGGGCCTGTTCTCTAGTTTCGGGGGGGATAGTGGGAGAACCTTCAACTGGTTTACCCGCTTTAGCGGCTGCTCTTCTTCGGTTCATACCACCTTGAATAACATCTTTAACTTTGAGATTAGCTTTAACTTTTTTCTCTTTTCCTTTAACGATGTTCCCTTCTTTGTCTTTGGGGGATGCTAAATCAGAAAGTTTCTTATCAACATTCGCCGCAGTTTTCTTTGTCTCTCTGTCAGCTACAGGGTCAGGTGAGATCTTCTTTCCTTTAGTATCGGACATTCTCCCTTCCTCTCCTGCGGAGCTTTTGCTTGCTATCCTCTTTGCGATTGGACCAGCCTCCCATTCCATGAACAACTTGCCAATTCTGCGGTACTCAGTCCAAGCGTTTTGTTGCTCGGCTGCTTTGTCCTCAGCATCTCTTTTTTCTTTAGATTTCTTAACCGCTGCTTGTCCCGCTGCTTTGATAGAATCACTCTGGGACTTGATAGCAGCCTTAGTGTCTACATCTTCTGGTCTTGTAGCTCCTCCGAAGTATTTCTTCTTAGGAGTTTTCTTAGAAAGACCTTGTTCAAACTCAATAGTTTCCTTTTTGGTTTCACCTTCGACAGGAGTACGCTTTACATCTTTTACTGCCTTCTTAGCTTCCTTCTTAGTAGGCTCATCTTCTTCGCCCAACAAGGCTCTACCCATTCTACTGTACACCGTCCAATCATCAGTTTGATGCATCTTCTCTTTTCTGACCTTCTCTCTATCTGCTATAATTTTCTTTAATCCTTCTGCTCTTTTCATGTCCTCTTGTGCAGGAGTTAATTCCTTTTTCTTTTCAGCTTCCATTAATGTTCTAATATATATATTTTTCATAGTAGTTTCCTCTAAATCTTCATCCGAAGCGGCTTGTGCCGAAAGTTCGGCGTTTTTCTTTGCTCTGTCACCACCAGTAGCGACACCTTCTGGCCCCGCTTGTGCCCTTTGTGCTAGTTTATCTTTAGCCATTCCGATTGCTTTCTCTTTAGCCACCTTAGCTCCTTTCTTAGCCACCTGTGCGCCTACTTTACCTAAAGCTTTAGCTCCAGCACCAGCCCCTCGGGCTACAACAGCCCCAACCCTCGCTGCTCCTGCGGCAAGAGCGGGAAGAATTTCGTCTATGCGATAAGCTAAATCCTTGTATGCAGTAACCCTTGATTCGTCTTTTCTTCTTTTAGCCATCTTTTTAAAAGTCTTAGCTAAAGCTTTTGCTCTTCCAGTGCATCCAGGCTTGGTGATAGGAGTACACTTACCTTCGGTTCCTCTACGATCAATACTTTTTTCTGCGTCTTGGATCCAATTCTTATCTTCATTCTTAGTTTTCATTTTCTTTACTCCCTTGGGTTTATTCTCTTTTGTCCAACCACCGTGCTTGAAATCATCATCAGCATTATCATCGCTCTTTGCATCATAGCCCGTAGTGTCATCAGCACCAGGAGTCCAATATCCCTCCTTGGTCTCCTCCTCTTCCCAATCATCATCATGTTCATCGCCAAGCTTTTTAGCAGGCTTTCCTGGTCCTGGTTTTAGAATCTTACCAGCAACTGAGTTCTTCAATTGTTTCTTGCTAGGTCTTCCTCGCTTGCTTCCGTATGTTCCTGGTCCTTTAGGCATGATTAAAATAGGCTGAACGCAGGGGGTTCTTCAATTTCTGAGAGAAGCTCTTCTTTAAGCTTGTCCTTTTCAGCCACACTTTGCTGCATGAGATCAGCACCGTTAAGACTTGCTCCACCCCCAGGGGATGGAAGTGATTTATACTTACCTCTAACCTCACCAAGGATTCCTTTGCATACAGCTAAAGCATAGCGTTGAATCCAGTTCTTATAGTAAGGATGCATGGTATAGGAATCCAAGCCTCTGTAAATTAAGATAACTATTTGGCTATTATTAACAGGAGTTGGATACAGTTGTAAGAGATTTCCATTTACTAAATCCCAAGAACCCTCTTGGCTTAGAATTTTTCTAATCATCTCTAAGTGCTGCTGCATTAGATAGAAATCAGATACTTGAAAATTACTAAACAGGAAGTTATCTTGGAAGTATTTAATAAAGAAATCAAACTCTAATGTACCAGCCATGTTCTGGATACTAAGTAAGGATTTCTTATATACAACCTCGTTTAGGTTATAGGCTATATGCATAGGAAGCATATAAGCATTTACTCCTGCTGAACATTGGAATGAAGCACATTGTATTGTCCAAAAAGGAGCGTGGTAATCCAGATTGGTTATCGCTTCATCAATTGCAGTCTTAATTTGAAATGGGGTAAGCTCTACCCGAACAACAGGGTGCCCTAGTCTAGCTAGAACAAAATCGTGAACGGTTTCCTCAAAAGGATCAAGCTCAACTCCATCAGCCAATAGACCTTTATTTAGTTTAAAAGTATCAATGGCAGTAGAATAGATATCAGTATCCCCAAGGTTCCTACCTCCGTAGTTACCAAAGGTATCACCATACCCCATAAGTCTAGGGTCAACTTTAGGTGCCGCTGCTGCTCTTGCCATATGTTTCCTCTATAAAGATATTCTTTTTAGCAGATTTCGTAGGTCTTCCTACCTTATTTTTCGGTTTAGGTTTGTTAATTAGTTCTAAATATCTAGAAGTAATTATTGTTTTTGATTCGAATAATTCTGACGGTCTAATCTCTACTACTTCACCATCAATGTGAAGAAGCATATTCCACCTGCACTTGCTTCGATATTTATACATAATGTTCTAAAGTATATAGGAAAGAAAAGAGGGCCAGAGGACAAAAAACCTCTGGCCCTCGTAAATCTTACTTAATTACTGATCAAACAGTAGTAGCAACACCATTTATTGCCGTGTTACGAGAGAACGGGCTGAACAGGTAGTTACTCGTAGGACCAATAATTCTGATCACACGGTAGAACCTGTTCATGGGCTCAATCTGCACCTTGCCATAACGGGTCAAGATACCCTTCCTGGGTTGGAAGGACTCGGGATCCGTGATGGTAGGCAGTTGCTGGAGAGGAATATACGGAGCGTATATATAACCAGCATCCATAGCGTTGGAGCCTTTGTAGCCGACAAGAATCTCATCAGTTGGGTACATCGGATCAACATACAGGTCATAGCGACCCATAAACTTACCCTTATACTCAATGCTGTTACGACCAATGTTGGTCGGACCATCATTAGGCAACACACCACCTTCAAGCTTGGCAGCACTCTCAAGAAGAGAGCAAACAAGCGGAGAGGTCAGCAGCCAATTACCAGGACCACGCATGGTCGTGCGGTAAATGTCCTGCGAAGCGAGGTTAATAATCGCAAGCAGGTTGGAGTAGACCTCGCCAACATGACGGGGGTAAAGATCTAAGCTAGACTGACTGAAATCAATCACAAAGATATTAGAGTTCGTCTTAGCAGAACCAAACGCAGTAGCTGTAGGATCATCAGGATCGAAGTCGTAAGTAAACTGAGCAGGAACGAAAGTCGTAGGAGTAGCATCGTTTCCATCAAGGCCAGGGAATCCACCATCATTGACATTAGTGCCCATGTTGATGTAGTTACTGTCCATGATGTTTTGATTAACACCACCCATGTTCTGGTCACGCATACCATACGCAATCATGCGAAGGTCTTCAACAAGTTCACGGTCGATCTCAAGCTGAAGTTCCTTCGAAAGAAGGTCAGTAAGCTCACGCTCAAGGTCAAGGTTGTGATAAGCCTTAAGGTCTTGTGAAGCCTCAAGAGTCCAAA